CTTTTCCAGTATAGAAAAGACTACGTGGATTGTGGCATTTGCTGTATTCTTATTAGGCTTTTTCATGGGGAAAACCATGCAACCAGTGATCCTCAGGTACGCTTGAGTATCCAGTAAAAGTACCAATATCCCCATAAATTGGGGCGACCTTCCCTGTGATGTCACGATTTATAAGTTGAGTTGGATACACAGGCACGATAAACGCATCACGAGTATCTTCGATAAATCCATCGGCTGTACTCACTTCAATTTTTTCACTTTTGTTTTTTGAAAGCATCTTTCCACCTGGTTCAAAAAACAAAATAAAGAACGCACTTGTCAAAATGATGGTTAAAATTATTTTCCACATTTTGTTTTAAAATTAGCTAATATTTATTTTACGCCGATGATACTTCTGGTTCACCCTCTTCCTTGGACTCTTCAATTGTAGCATCTGTAGAAGAGGTGGCAGCTTGCGCCTCGCGCCACTTGCGTCGTTCCTCAATTTCAGCGGCAACCACAGCATCGGCTTCCTTAACAAGGTCTTCCATGTCGGCGTCGGGTTTTTCCTTCTTGAGGCGCTCAAGAACCTCGGCTGGGTGACTGACTGGTGGTTCATCTGGCTTGGTGTAGAAGAGTGAGTTCTCGTCGCCTGGTTTGATATAGGACTTCGCTTCCATCATGTCCCGCTTACGATCATTGAACATCCTAGTCGCTTCGGCTTGGTTTTCCTTGTAACCACTCATGATCTCTTCAAGCTTTTCGTTTTGGTAGTGGACATCCTCAATCTTGAGGGGATCTGGTGGGATGAGAAGCCACTTGTACATGTCAACGACGTAGATGTCAAATGTCGAATCTTCCTTTTGAAGTCTCTTCGCGTGAGACGCCGCTTCGTCGCGAGATGCGAAAGCACCACGAATCTTGATCCCAAACTTATCATTCTTTTGTGGTGCTTCTGGGCCCACGACGGAGAGGCACGCATACAATTGACCGGGGACAGTGGTGTAATCTTGTTCGAGAGACATGATATTATGTGTTACACTATGCTTAAAACTTTAAGCCTATTGTTTTATAAATGAGGACATTTTGGGATACACAACCCGTTCCACGGGATGGTGTCGTATATGAGAGTGGTAAAGACATTGAAAGGGAGAGGGTAGTTGTCCATGAACCAGTGGAACTTCCGGATGGGTTTTCGTGGGATCACCCAAAAATTGAAGAGGCACACACACTTTTGAATGATCATTATGTTGGTGATGACACTTTTAGATTATCCTATTCCCTAGAGACCCTCAAATGGGCGGCCGAGACCCCAGGTCACGAAAATAACGGTATTCGTCATGATGAGACTGGTGTGCTCATTGGATATATTTCAAGTGTTCCCATCAAAGTGCGTGTCTGTGAAGACATACTTCCAATGGTTCAAATCAATTTTCTATGTGTCCACCCAGACTATCGAGATAGGGGCTTTGCGCCAATACTGATCAGTGAGATCAAGAGGATTGCCAATACCAATGACATTTGGCAGGCAATGTACACAGCAGTCACGAAAATACCAGGGTCTGTGGCAAAGAGTTCCTATTGGCATCGCTTCCTCAATGTCAAGAGGCTTGTCAAGACTGGGTTTTACCACACAGATCGGTTGAGAGAAAAATACTTTGAAATTCGAGGGAACTCCCAATTTAGAAAGATGACTACCAAAGATATTCCAAAAGTTACACGAATATTGGAAAAATATTTTAAGGAATTCAAAGTTGCGCCCCACATTGATAAAGATTGGGTCAAACATTGGATACTCCCAATCCATTCATATGTGAATGACGAGACCGATGATTTCATCTCCTTCTATGAGATCCCATATGATCGTGTAGATGGCACAGATACCGTGAAGCAAGTGTACGCCTTCTATATGGTTGGCGATGTCTACAACGACGCGTTCATTCTTGCGAGAAATCAAGGGTATGATGTGTTCAATACTCTAGACATAGGACAAAAGGACTATGACCTAGAGAAACTGAAGTTTATTCGGGGAAGTGGACACGTCTATTATTATTTATTCAACTGGCTTCCATCATCTGTATTCGGTTCGGAAGATATACAACTTAAATTGCCATGAGTTTCAAGTCGTTCGCGTATAAGCTTTACATATTCCTCATTAAGTTCAACAGCCACAAATGGAAGACCTAATTCTTTAGCAGCTATACATTCACTCCCAGATCCCGCGAACGGCACAAAAACGAAGCCATTCTCTGGATCTTGTTTACACGATTTTAGGAGTTTCTCGCATAGAGCAAGGGGTTTTTGTGTTGGATGATTTACTCTTTCATTTTTACCGGCGCCACCAGCAAGTGCTGGGATTTTAATGACATCCCTTGGCAGTGCACCGGCTGGATGAGCTGTATATGTTGTAGTCTTTTCCCCATTTGAAAATCGCCCCTTTGTCGCCTTTCTTTGTTTACCCGCAGCACCTTTCACAAAACCATCTGTGTATGGTTCCCTGACATCATCTCGGTGAAAGACCTTGTCATCCTTCCACAAAACAATTATACTCTCATGTGATCTTTGCCAGAAACGGAGAGAAGGGACATTTTTATTTGTATAGTGCCAAACTAACCATCGTCTATTTATATTTTGTGGAATTCTTGATAATATCAACGCCAATATCTCACTGAAACCATAAATAAACATTGTACCATCCTTTCTTAATATGCGTAGACACCCCTCAATCCATTCATCACACCAACGAAGATATTCATCCATGGGTTGTTTGTCGCTTTTGTTTCCGAAGTCTTTCCCTATATTATAGGGTGGATCAGCTATAACAATTTGAGCACTTTCATTATTTAAGGTCCTAAGTGTTTCCAAAACATCACCGTGGATTACCGTCATATCATATAAGTGAATTAAAGTTTTAAGTCTATTGAGATGTATGACACACGACGAGGGTACACCAGATGAGCTTCTTTCAATTATAAAAGATTTGACGACTGTGGTAGAAAAAAATATAAAAGCTTTTCATAATTTACTTTGTCAACCTATTACTGGAACTATATGGGAAGAACTTTTATCTAAATCTTTTAATGAAATAGGGTACGAGACAACATGGAAACCGGATAATTCACATAAGATTGGTGAAGATATGAGAATTGTTTCACTTGAAAATTCAAGAATATCATGTAAATCCGGTGTCATTACACATAACCGAACACATAAATTGGGTGAATGTGTTCAGTTCAGCTCTTCAAGAACTACAAGTTTTAAAACGTTGGAAGAAAAGCTGGATCATTTGAGCAAAAGACATTGTGATTATCATTTCATGTTATCGAAGGGTGACAAGTTTGACGGTACATATAAACTACTTATAATTAAGGCTGATAATTGTAACGTCGGGGATCTGGAATGGGAACCAAATAAGAATGGAAAGCCTGGTGACTATGTGAGTAGAATTGGTGGGCCATTTAAGGCTACTATAACTGGATCAATGAGTGGACAATTGTGGGTAACATTACCCTTGTCACGCGTGGAATATATTTTTGACATTGGAGTTCCTAAGTAAAAGAAATGAAACCAGATGTTCATAAGATGGAAGAGATCCGCCGAAACCATAACAATGCGAAGAGGGAACTCATACAGAGTGTCACTAGGGAGGGTAGTCAGATATTAGATGTTGGGTGTGGTTTCGGTGGTGATCTTCAAAAGTGGCACAAGTGTGGGGCAAATATGAGTATGTGCGACCCAGAGCCATCAGCCCTCATAGAGGCCAGGAGTCGCGCGAAAAACATGCATATGAGGGTGAACTTCTATGAAGGGGATATTCATAGTTGCCCCAATAGAAAGTTTGATATTGTGTGCTACAACTTTTCACTTCACTATATATTTGAATCACAGGGAAAGTTTTTTAGTTCTTTGAGGGAAATCAAAAAGAGAATGAAACCTGGTGGACGTCTTGTAGGGATTATACCAGATTCAGAAAAGATCACATTTAGAACACCTCTCCAAGATGATATGGGTAACTTCTTTCTTATGAAGACCCACGGCAATGGTGGTTACGGCGAAAAGTTGTATGTACACCTGGTGGATACCCCATTTTATGCCGATGGACCCAAAACAGAACCAATAGCCTACCGCGACCTCCTCGTCACACACTTGGAGGAGATGGGATTTACATTAGAATTGTGGGAGGGTCTCACAGGAAATCCAATCTCAGAACTGTATAGCAAATTTATCTTTGTATATAAGAGATGATCGCATTCATTGTATTGATCCTCGTCAACCTTTGGATACTCTCCCAAACTAGGGAACCCCAGGAACTCACCGAGGTCAAGGAGAAGTACCGCATCCTCCGTGAACACATTGCGTCTACAGGTCACCCCAAATATCAAATGTTAGTTCGTTGTGTACCACTCACGGGATTTATCACCATGAATGATACTGTTGGCTACAATACAAACAAAGGACAAGAAATTGCTCTATGCCTGGATGGTAAGCCAAATGAAATATTCCACGTTCTCATACACGAATTGGCACACTGTACAGTTGATGAGTATTCCCATTCAGATCAGTTCTGGAATAATTACCTTGAACTTCGTGATATGTGCGTGGACTTGGGTATCTATGAAAAGATCCCTGAACGAACCAAGTTCTGTGGACAACACGTTCAGGATAAATAATCTTCTTATCCTACATTAAATGAAAACGCCATTCAACGTTTTGATTATGGTTATAGTCTATTGGCTTGGTGTGTATGGAATAACACTTATTCCACACATGACTAATAACTATGTGGTAAATCTTGTATGGCTCACTGTGGTTATACCAAATGTGTTGCGTCTCATTGTTGGTAGCATTCCAAGACTCGCGGTAGATCGTCTATTCTTTTTGACGTCAAGTCTCATTGCGTTGATCATTACATATGGTATCAACCTCATAATGGGTGATACGAAGGATGCGATAAAAGAGTATGGGA